ATGGAAGTATTCGCTTATCTATTAGCTCTTGTATGGAGTATTCTTTGTCTCATTCTTTTCTTTAAGATTTGGGGTATGACAAATAACGTGGAACAACTTACGAGGGAAGTACATGAACTTAAAATGACAATTGTACAGGAACGACAAGAGTGTCCACAAACGCAATCTCAGAAAATAGTTCTAGAGAAAGAAGAACAGGAAAAAGAGCAGACAAAAAAAGATGTCATAACCCATAACTTCAAGATGGGTGATTATGTCACTCATAAGAAATATGGAGGAAAGATGAAAGTTGTTGGAGTCAGAGGCAACCGTATAAATTGTGATAGAGGTTGGTTCTCTGGCATTACAACTTATGATGCTTCTGAACTAGATTCTTATAAGGAATAACTTATTCCAAGCCCTCCCTTTCGGGCGATCCTTTCTTTCAGCCGCCGTGCGCATTGGCTCTCTTGTTGTGTTCATGGCGGCTTTTTCGTGTGCTTGGGTGTGGAGGAGTGGGAGAGGTGGGCTACATGGAGCAGAGCTTAGATGTGGGGCGGTGACGAGCACCTTGTTCCGCCAATCTTGTGAAGTGGCAAGGCTATGTGCTTTTTGAGAGGGGCTGAGCGTATAGCCTTGGACATCTTTCTCTCCATCCGTTCTTAAATTGCCGCATCAATGCTGACCTTGAGTTTTGTGTTGGCATGGACTACAATGCCAATATCAATTGGGTTGTGTGCGGTCAGTCTCGCGGCAACCGCCTAAATGTACTCAAATTTTTCTACGTAAAATTTGAGCGCAAAATCCCTGCGCTCATTGCCGACTTCTGCACTTACTATGCGCCCCATACCAATCACAGTGTCATCTATTACTATGATGCCACCGCTCTTGGCTCTAACTATGCCGTGAACAATCAAGACTTTCATTGGGTAGTTGTGCATGAATTTGAACGCCACGGCTGGAGTGTACAAGATGTGTATCTTGGCAACCCCATGCGCCATGATGAAAAGTACTTGCTCATCAACCAAGGCTTTTCAGGCAAGCAACGCTTGATGCCTTACTTCAACCGCCAGAACAACGATGATCTTATTCTTGCCATACAAAGTGCAGGGGTGGAACGTGGAAGAAACGGTTTCCGCAAAAACAAGTCCACAGAGAAAAATCCCGAATCAGAGGAGGACTTGTTGGAGCATCGCACCGATTGCACTGATGCTTTTGATACGCTGTACATTGGGTGTGAAAAGTTTCCGCAGCATGATTTTTATGGGGGATTTGTGGGAGGTGTGAGATAAACTTGCTAAAAAACATATATAAATATCTTTGCTAAATATTTTAGAAATTATACTTTTGTAAGCGAAACATTAATCTATCGGTTATGAAGAAAATACTTTTAGTTTTGCTGGTGTTGATGCCTTTGGTATCTTTCGCACAAAATGATGCTGCTAAGAAACTTACTAAGTTTGAGCAGTTGTCGTCCAAGACAGGTAAAATATCTAAATTCGTTGATGTAAATTTACCGAATATACCATTAAGTTTTTTGGGCACTCTTGAAACGAGTGTCAGAACACTCATGGGTGAACAAGCCAACGCTTATTTCTACCGACTTGAGGAGCCTGAAACATCTCGGTCAAATGCGCATATTGCAATGATAGAATACTCAGATTTGGTTGAAATCAATAAAGCTCTAGCTAAATTATGTACAGAAGTTGATACTGATTGTGCAGCAAATCCAGACTATTTGGAAAACAAATTTATTACAAACGATGGATTCGAAATAGGGTATTACGTCTCAAAAGGGATGGCAAGTTGGTATATAAAACTCGAGCGTTATAGCAATAGTTCTGTTTTCATCAAAAATGCCGAAACTTTGACTGAGAACTTCTCAAATGCTCAAAAGAAAATCGAAGAATTAAAGTTGGTATATAAAAAATAGCAAGTATGAAAAAGTTTTTATCTCTGCTTATCATCACTTTTTTTTCGCTTACTGCAATGGGACAAGTTTCTATTGGTAATTTTACCATGTTCCCAAATAAAAAAATGATGGGTTCTGCATGGAAGCCTCAAATGGGTATTGCTAAGGCTAATGACAAGTACTATCTTAGCATTTGTTGTACTGCTAACAATACTTATTATTCTTTTGATGCAAATAGTGTTGTCTTAATTCGCTTTTCGGATGATAGTGTCGAAAAACTGACTTTGACACCTAATATTGAAGTTGGCAAAAACTACAGCAACTCATATGTAGGTTCTGTGTTGGTTAGTCATTACAAGACTTTCAGCTATTATGAATTAAGTGATTCATGTCTTGAAAAAATTAAGAACAAGGAACATATGAAGAAGGTTCGCATCACGTACACAAATGGCAATCTAAATGACTACGATATAGCAGATAACTATATGAGTAAATTGGCAGAAGGCCTTTATAATAGCTATATCTTAGTAGAATCTACAGATGCTGTTCGTAAGCAAAATATGAATGATGTAGAATCTGGATTCTAAAAAAACGCCCTCTCGGGCAATCCTTTCTTTCAGCCGCCGTGCGCATTGGCTCTCTTGCTGTGCGCATGGCGGCTTTTTCGTGCGCTTGGGTGTGGGAGAGTGGGAGAGGTGGAAGTATATGGATAGGGCTATGATGTGTGGGGCGATGGCAAGCGCCTTGCTTCACGAGATTGCACGAAGCAAGGCGCCCGCCACCGCCCCCGAGGGTTCTGCCCCTGCTCCCATGCAGCCCGCCTCTGCCGCTCCTACCACCACACCCGAGCGCACGAGAAAGCCTGCCGCCAAGCGCACTACACGCAAGAGAGCCAGTGCCACGGCTTGAAGCAGAAAGAAAGGATCGCCCGCCAAAAAAGTAAAGGCGGTGCGGTCTTTTCCGTAACCCGAGGTTTGTGCGATATTGCGAGGGTTATCACGTTCCCTGGCTTTTTCTTTCAACGCTTATGAATTTCAACTTTAATCCGCAGACATACTGTTTTACTTCGAGCATTCCCGATGTATTCGAGATGTCGGACTTTCAAGGCAGTTCCGTGTATTTGGCTATCTATCTCAACCGCAGTCAGTCGCCTATCTTTTCCACCACGCTTTATGCCTATGGGGGAAAGGCGAGCATCTATGATTTGCGCCGCATTATTGAGAACTACATGGAGGCAAAGCAACTGGTGCATGCCACGTGCAGTTTCCGTATGTAGGTGGACCGCACTGATTATACTTTGGGTGAGTTTACTTTGATTTACTGTAAACTGCAAATGCTAAGGACAAACTGCGAGTTGTTCCTGCAATCGCATTTTCTCACCACGCACGCGGTGCGCTTGGTGCCGCATAATTTTCAGCTTGATTTGCAGTATATTGTTCTTCCCGGTGAAACGGGGCAGTGTGCCACGCAGTATGTTATCCAACGCGATGGCAAGGACACGCCCGAAACGCTCACAATACCAAATAATCCCATTGCAGCCAAACAGTTTGATTTATGTTTCGAGGACATCAACGAGGAGGAACTATTGGGTTACTTGCCCCAAGGGGTAAATGGCAAACTTTTGTCTGTTACGCTTTTCCGTGGAAACCGTACTTTCACGTTCTTCTTAACCGATAAAGTTCCCACGCTTACGCTGCTCTTTCAGAATGAGTTCAATGTGAGTGATACTTTGTATCTTACCGCCCAAACCAAGCGCAAAGTGTCCTTTGACCGCAGCTTTGCCGTATGTTGTGGAGAATCTTCTGCATACGATGACAACACGGAGGTAGAATACGAGAGCGAGACGTCCTCGCTTTCCTATTCCTTTGCCCGTCATCTTACACAGGCTTTGCAGTCTCACAAACTCTTCTTGATCTCTCCCGAACTCCCTGTGGGCAGTTCCATTCTTATTACTGACATCGAAAGTGAACTTTCTGATGCCACCAACGCGAACAACCATGTGAAGTTCAAGTGGAAACCGCTTCGCAAGCAGGTGCCTTTCACCGTTCCTCGCTTACATAATATCTTCAACCAGGTTTACAACAATACTTTTGACTAATGCCCCACGCTATCCACATCACCACGCTCAAACGTATGCTCCAATCTCCCGAACCCGTAGACATCAAACTATGGACGCGCAGCGGTGAAATCCAATGCTGGCACCGCTGCATCTCGCTTCGTTACAACTTCTACAAAGGCACGCGAAGAATGAAACTGCTGGATAGCAATGAAATCCGGCAGCTTCGCGACGTCTGCGTGTTTGAAATCAATGGGATGGAGGTGTTTCTGTGAAAATAATTACTGAACAAATTGCATTACTCAGAAAGTTTTCGTACTTTTGCAGTGCTAGAATCCGCCACGCTTCCCATTGAACAGCGTACCAGGGCGGAACTTTTTGTTTTTATACATCATGCTTTACACAAATCCCCCATTAGATACGCACACATTGGTTTCTCGTCTTATAGACGATGGGCTACTAGTCAATGATGTGGCGTTTGCTGAAGATTTCTTGGAAAATGTCAGCTATTTCCGTTTCAATGCCTATCTACGTCCATTTGAAGAAGCTAATGGTGCTACCCGATTTAAACCCAATGCTTCCTTTGATAAGGCAATTTCTTTGTATCGCTTTGACGCGGAACTTCGGAATTTATTATTCTCTGCAATCCAATTGATTGAAATCTCATTACGTGCCAAAATCATAAACAGATTTTCATTGGCTCATGGAGCATTTTGGTTCATAGATCCAACAATGGCTATAGACCAACATAAATATTCTGATAACCTCAATACATTAGAACGCGAGCTAGCACGTTCTAAGGATGATTTCATTCAAGAGCATTTTGTGAAGTATGGACATGATAAATTTCCTCCAACATGGAAATTGCTTGATTTGACTTCTTTCGGAACACTTACAAAATTGTATTTCAATTTTGCAGACCGAAGAGTCAAGAAACAGATAGCTCGTTCTTACGGCGTTCCTCAGCACGAAATACTCGAAAGTTGGATGAAAGCTGTAAACACTTTACGCAACGCCTGTGCACATCATAACCGAATATGGAATCGAATTATGCCTGTGATGCCACAAATTCCAACCACTCTTGGTAATCCATGGATTTCACAACGTCCGACCACATCCAATAGATTATATGCAGTATTTTGCTGTTTAGTTTATTGGTTAAATTCTTTTCGTCCGAACAATACATTGGTACACGATTTCAAGAATTTGCTGATCAAATATCCCAATGTAGACATTGCGGCCATGGGCTTCCCCCATAATTGGCAAGATGAACCTTTATGGAGATAATACACTAAAGTACCCTGCAGAGTATTTTCCTTGGCAGCTATAGTTGCTCTTAGTAGTTTTATTGCTCCTCAGACTGCGTCAGCTTACAAGTATCATGTGACTTTACCCGACGGAACACATGAAGTTTTTGATGCCGAAAATAGTGCAGAGGCAGTCCACTATTTCCGTGAGCACTATGATAAAGGCGTACTAATGAAACGACCTAATGGCGGTATTTTGGATTTCCAATAAAACTGTAAAATGCAAAGCTGTGGTATCGGCTATACGGCCTTTTTGAATTCATTAAAATTGAAAGAATGAGATTCCTTGTTTTATTTATTACGATATTATTATGTTCGAACACGATTAAGGCTCAAAGGCTATATAGTGAGAGTGGCGATTTTTATGAGAAATCAAAGAGGAGTGTTGTTGATCATGCCAAGTTGGGAGTATTTTATGAATTAAAGTTCCGCAAAGATTCTACCAAGTTGGATGATTATACTGAAGCGCAAACAGTATTGATGGTTTCAGATAAGCACTTACTTTTTAGTGATTATAATCGATTGGCATTCGATTCAATAAATGACTATTTAGCCAGTAGCAAACAAAATAAAAAGGACCAAAAGGCTCGTGAAGAATGGATGCAAGCTATTAAAAAATGGACTTTTTTCTTTGTTACGCTAACTGATTTAGAAGAACAAAAAACCACGGTACAGACTTACGATGTATTGCGAAGCTACGAGTACACTTACCCAACGCCTCAAATGGATTGGCAATTGGTATCTGGGGATTCTATAATAAATCAAAGAGCTTGCAAAAAGGCCATTTGTTCTTTTGCCGGTCGAAATTATATTGCATGGTACACTGAAACGATAGCACTTCCTTACGGACCTTATCTTTTTACAGGATTGCCTGGGCTGATCATGGAAATCCATGATGAAGGTCGCAATTGGATTTTTACAAATAACGGGGTTGGAAAGATGCCTCAATACAGTGACATGTATCTTTATAAAAAAAGGTATATCAAAGATTTGATTGTAACCACACGCGAGAATGCCTTGACTGGTTATCGGAATGATATTGAGGATTTTGATAATCTGAGTATTGAAATTTACAAGGTAAGGGTCGAAAAGAATGGCCAAATGGTTACTCCAGAAGCAAACATGCCGAAACGTCCCAGTAATATGCTTGAATTACAATGGTAAAGAATCTTAAAATATTATTTATGCTATTTCTGTTTCCTTTGTCTGTATGGGCGCAGGAGACAGAAGTCGTTTTTAAGGGTATTGTTACGAATACAGAAGGCATTGGCATTGCTAATGTATTATGTAAGGCATTAAGTGCCACGGATTCTTTACTGGCTTATGGTATCACCCAAAGCAACGGACAATTTCATTTGCAATACAAGAAGAATGTAAATAAACTGACATTCTCGAAAATGGGCTATGCCACACAAATTATTTCAGTTCAAAAGGATAAATATCAATATACCGTTCAGTTAGAAAAAAAGCCTTATGAGTTTAATGAAGTCGTAGTGAAAGTGACCCCTATAACTCGTAAAAAAGATACACTTGACTATTATGTAGAGTCTTTTCGTCAGAAAGAGGACTATAGCATTGAGGATGTGCTAAAACGCATGCCGGGTATTGAAGTGACGACTTCAGGACAAATTCTGTATCAGGGTAGCAGTATCAATAAACTGAACATTGAGGGATTAGACCTTATGGGTGATCAATACAACCAAGCCACTCAGAATATGCCAGCCGAGGCCGTATCTACGATTCAGGTTATGGAAAATAATCAGCCAATCCGTGCCTTGGAAGGAAAAATTCATAGTAATCATGCGACACTCAATATAAGGTTAAAAAAGAACTATAAAATGCGCCCTTTTGGTGACACAGAAGTGGGAGCTGGAGGAACGCCTGCTATATGGGACGGTAGTCTGACAGGGATTCAAGTGGCAAAGAAAAATCAAGTATTATTTACCGGAGCCTTAAACAACAGAGGTGCCTCATTGCGCAGCTTGCAAAATGGCATGTCGAACTTTACGGGCATTTATGCACAAGAGCAATTGCCTGCTCCTTTCCTCTATTCTACTACAACCCGCCGTCCACCCATTTCACCTATTTATTACTTGAACAACCGTTCCTATTTTGCCGGACTGAATTATCTGCACGCTTTCACTCCTTATTCCACTTTACGTTTAAATCTGCTTTACAACCACGAAGGAGAAAACCGTGAGGATAGTACCCGATGCGAGTTTTATGCGGGCGACACAATTAGTATTTATGAAAACAATCGGCAAAAGAGCTGTGAAGATGTAGTAAAAGGACAGGTGCGTTACGAATTGAATGGCAAGAAGGCGTACGTGGAGAACGTCCTTTCGGGGCAATGGCAGGATGTCAGCTCCTATAATCAAAATGTATCCAATTTAGGCTCTTTGGGAGAGGACATACATCGCAAACCTTATTTTATTCAGAATGTCGCCAATGTCAACCTGACCACTCCAAGTCATGTCTATAGTTTGGCTTCCATTGTGCGTACCTATCAGACGCGCGAGCGACTTTCTGATTATTGGACAGCAGATAACGAATACAAACGGCAGAGCTATTATCTGAACCATTGGTTTATGCGCCACAGGCTTTCCACGGCTTTCGATATAGCGGGCAATCCCTTGACGTTGGGTTACATTATAGAATACAAGCACAACCGACTACACGACCCCCAACAGACGGCTACTTCGTCCTATTGGCTGCACACACTCGAACCATCGTATCAAATTCAGTGGAGCGGTGGAAACGTCGAACTACTTCTTCCTGTGGAATATACCATTTCCCGCTGTGGTTGGCGGAAAGAAAAAAACCAAAAAGTTCTTTTCTCTCCTTCGCTCGATTTCACTCAACAAATTAGTTATCTATTGCGAATGGAAACCTCGGTAGCCTATAACCAAAATGCTTCAGACGCCGATCCTTGGTTCAATGGAACGATGATGAACAACTACCGTACATTTACGACAGGTATCGACAGCCTTTCGGTGCAGCGTGTCGCGTTGGCAAATCTCCGTCTGTCGTATCTGAACACCATCACGCTCTTTTCGTGGAATCTTTATGTCGGCTGGACGCGCAGTACTTCCGACCATTATCTTAAAAGTCTTTATATGCCCGATTATACGCTCTTTGTTCCAGTGTGGAACGACCGCACGAAAATTACCTGGAGCATGGCACTGTCATGTCGTAAGAACTTTCGCGATGCCCACATCAATTTGAGCGGACAGACAAATTATTCATATAATAAGGAGTTTGTGTCTCAAAACGAGGTGGAAGATTATCTGCGCTATCATGCCTTGCATGCTTCAGTCACGGCGCAATGGAGCGGACTGACATGGTTCCAGCCCAAACTCACCATGGCCGGAAATATCAGTTGGAAAAAGCTTGATGTCTTCTCCGCAACTGACAATCTGCTGAAAAATGCCTATTATTCCTTAACAATGGATTTCTACCCTATCAGTAAACTCCGGCTGTATGCCGACCTTTCGCAATCGGTCTTCGAAATAGTCCGTAACCATTACTCTATTAACAGTTTTTTGAATGCTGGTATGCGCTACGATTTCAATTCTCGCTGGTCTGCAAGCGCAAATATCAACAATCTGTTTAACTGCAAAGACTACGAAGTTTCGCTTTATCAAAGAGCCAATTTTCAATACTACCGCGTACCGCTGCGTGGTCGTGAGTTTATGATTTCGCTACGGCTTAAATATTAAGATAAAGGCCTATTTAACCCAAATCGGTCATTAGGATTTCTCTGTGTCGTACGGCAAAGAGAAATCCTTTAATGCGAGTTCGGGATAAGGATTGCGTTAAAAGCAAAAAACTGCTTGCAGAAAACGAATCCATTATAAAAGAGATTTCTGAAGAATTAGCTGTTGCCGATGCACCACACTTTGTAAAATTCTTCAAGAAAGAAACAGGAATGACACCAAGTCAGTTTAAAGAGACCTTAAAATTTTGTCTTTTCCCCACCGCTCATTCGGTCATAGTTTTGCACCAAAAAGTACAAGACTATGACCGATTTCAGTTACTTACACATAACAGGCGTGAACGACCTGCCCGGCTATCGTGCCGCAGCAGCGTTCACCACTAAAAGCAGCGAAGTTTTCAAGGAAACGGAGGAGATTTCACCGCGCCATGTGAGCGACAAGGTGAGTTATATGCCTTGGGGAGCGGACGACCAGATGCCATATGACATTATCAATCTGATTGAAAGTGATGAGACACTGAGCACTTGCCAGATGTTCAATGCAGAGGTGTGCTATGGAAACGGTTTGGTGTACCAGACTGATGAAATGTGCAAGCGGAATGTGGTGAACGAGGTCGAGGAGTTCTTCTTGGATAACGACATGGCGAGTTATTTTCTCGGTGTTTGTCAGGACTTCAAACACTTCGGCTTTGCCGTGAGCGTGATTATTCTCAATGAGCAAGGCAACAAGGTGGTGAGGGTGCTGCGCAAGGAGACTTGCTATGTTCGCTTTGCCCCTGCCAACAAGGAGGGTGTGATACCACAGGTGTTGTACGCGAATTGGCGCAATTCGGTGCGGGCGGAACAGGTGGAGGTCATTCCACTGCTCAACCCGCAAAGTCCGTGGACGGACTTGCAAGCACAGGTGAAGAAGGGCAAACGTAAGTTTGCCGTGGTCAGCCGTGTGCCGACACCTGACAGCACGTATTATCCCATTCCTTATTATGCCTCACTCTTCAAGGGCAAGTGGTACAACATTAAGCAACTCATCGGGGTTGCAAAGGAGGCAAAGTTGAAAAACTCTGCACCTATCAAGTACCACATAGAGATTGCCAAATCGTTTTGGAGCAATATCTTCAAGGCGGAGGGCATTACCGACCGCGTGAAGCAGCAGGAGCGCGTGAATGAGGAAAAGGACAACATCATCAATTTCCTCACGGGCATGGAGAACTCGGGCAAGGTACTTTTTTCGGAGTTTTATGTGTCTCCCAATGGGGAGGAACAGCACGATGTGGTGATCAACAAGATTGAGACGGACAAGGAGGGTGGCGATTGTTTCGCGAATGTCGGCTGCGCTCGGCAAAGTTCAAGCAAGCTTGACTTTGCTCTCGCTGGTACGACATTTGGGCTACGGACATCATCGAGGCGGTGAACATGATGTGCTTTACCATGCGTGTGCACTCAAACCTTGTGGGTTCTGTGCCGGGCAAATCGCAGACGAACAATTCGGGCAGCGACAAACGCGAGCTTTATACGATTGCACAGGCTTTGCAAAAACCATATCACGACCTTTTGTTTAATGTGCATCGACTGATTATAAGGTTCAACAGGTGGGACGGGGCTTATCCCGACTGTCCGTTTATCCAGCTCACCACGTTGGACGAGAACAAAGACGCCAAACAGGTGAGTGTAACCCCTAATACTGAAAACGCATGAGCCAGCTGATACCCGATAACAATGTGCTTCTGCAATTCGTTCCGAATGTGCTGAAGTCTGTGCAAGGCGAGACTTTGCTCTTTGATAAGATTGCTCCGCACTTGGAGGTGGCGGAAGCGTGGCTTACGACCACGTTCCTCTCTGAGGCAGTCCTTGCGGAACTGCCCACTCGCGATGCCAACAACAAGTTGTTGCATTACGCGCGTATGGCTGTGGTGGCAGAAGCCATGCTTCATGCCGTGCCACAGCTGGATTTGGTGCTCACGTCAAATGGTTTTGGTGTTGTTTCAAACACCAATATAGCCCCTGCCAGCAAGGAGCGCGTGGAACGCTTGCTCCTGTCGTTGGAGAAAATGCGTGATTACACGCTTTCTATCTTACTTCCCTTGTTGGCAAATACGGAAGCATGGGCGACAAGCGACCCATGCCAATACTTTGAGCAAACGCTTTACCCGTGGTTGGATCTGCCTCAGAAACTCGGCAGCACCGACCACTCTTGGCAGCGTTACCAGGAACTGCATTCTAAACTCATCGCCATCGAGGAACGATTGGCGCATGATTTCTTCTCCTGTGAACTCTTGGCGACTCTGCGCCAAGCAGAGTTGTTGAGCAAATGGGGCGAGACCCCATCTGCACCGCACTACAAGCGTGCCTGGAGGCACATCTTCGCAATAGAACTGTATATGCTACGGGAAGAAGGAGAAGTCCCCATACCATCTTGCATAGAGGTCGTGAACTCCCTCCGCAATGCTCCCGATGGCATTTTTGAGGAGTGAAAACAGTCGGAAACCGCTGCGCTCTTTGAAAATCATGGGTACAAGAATGATAAAAGAAAAGGTGGGCATTGGTTCTAATGTTGTATCTTTGCAAGCAAAACAATACAACAATGAGCAAAATATTCTGCCTTGAAACTGAATGGGTTCAGTCGGTTCACGATCTGAAATCAGATTCTTACGTAAAACCTTTGTTGGAATTTCTACTCAATAGCGCTCCCCATAGTGGTATTGATAGTTACACTTTTCGCAATGTATGCTGCGAAAAGGATTTTGAGTATTACATCGAACATCTAAGAAACAAGTCTTATTTTGATTACAATATTGTATATCTGTGCTTTCATGGCGACCCTGGGGCTTTTGCCTTTCCTGCAGACAAAAAGGATAAAGACAAAGAGCCTTTCTCTTTGATTGATTTTGCAAATCAATATGAGGGTATTTTCAAGGAACGCCCTGTAAATGTTCATTTCGGCTGTTGTCTTACACTTAACACGAACGAAGATGACATCCTGTATTTCAAGAGAAAAACTGGGGCGAATATGGTTACAGGCTACGAAAAATCAGTGCCTTTCGTTGAAAGTTTCATCTTTGAAACTTGGCTCATGAATGCAATGGCCAAACATCCTGACTTTCGTGCTACGAGAATGCAAGAACTTGCCAATAAGGAAATGCCTTTCTATGTAGATAAATTCAAATTCATGGCTTACTAACTCGTCTTTTCTATAAGTACAATGCTTCCATACTTTCGCAGTATGGATGCATTTTCTTTATCCCTGCCCAAGTCATGGTCGGAACTGTCCGACCAGCAATTGCTGTTTTTCTTCCGACAAGTCGCACGCGATTTGCCGATGAACGAGGTGTTAGCCCTTTGCATTTGCAAATGGACTGAAATTGTTGTGCTTTGTCATGCAGACAAACACTCCTGTTTGGTCAAGGACTGGAAGAGCAAACGCCAAGTGGTGCTTGCCGATTGGCAAATCACTTTTGCTGCGCGACAACTCGCATTCTTGGAGAGCTTCGCTCCCAAGCCTGTGTGCATTGCTGTCATTTACGGTGCATTGGCAGTCACTGCCGATTTGCAAGCCGTCCCCTTTGAGGATTATCTTGCTTGCGAGAACTATTACCAAGGTTTCCTGCATACGCAAAGCATGGAATGCCTTGCGGAGATGGCGCATTTGCTTTATCCGAAACTTTCGGATAATGCTTATTTGGAGAATGCAGAACTGCTTTCTGTATTTTATTGGTTCGCTTCCGTCAAAGCGAACTTCACCCGTATGTTCCCACACCTGACTTCATCACTTTTTTGTGCCATCACATAGCGCATATTGAAAATCAATGAGTTGTGTCATTTGATTGGGTGACGCATTGACGAAGTCTGCAAAAAACGCTACCACAAAACGCAAGCACTAATGGGGGCGACGCGTCTCGCGTCGGGCATCAAGGCAAAGATTCACAGACAGGCATGTAATTAGTGCAGAGCCTTTGTGTTTAGTGTATGAGCCTTTGCCTTAAAGCCCGCAAGACGCGTCGCCCCCATTAGTGCTTGCATTTGGTGGTAGCGTTTAATGCTTACGGGACCTTTACAATACTACAAAAGCTTTACTTGCCGAGTATCTTACATCTTACACTAACACGCTGAAACTCATTGATTGTCAATATTTTACTTAGTGTAAGATGTTACCAATACCACCTACACGCGACCTACACAACCCTCACGCTGCCACACGATACAAGCACGGGAGAACAGTATCACGGCATAGGGGAACAGAAAAGTCTGTCACTCCGACAGATTGTTCTACGTCCCTATGCCGTTTTATCTACTGCATACGTCCATGTTGACTGCGCGGCAGCGGGGTAAGGTGTGTAAGATGTGTGCAGGAGTGTGTAAGATACTTTGAAATCATCTTACACTCTTGAAACATCTGTGTATCAATTTGTTATGTGCAAAAAGTGTAAGATGACAGTAAAAGTGCACACACTCTTTTACAAGTAGGCAGACGGGGAGGGAGCAAATATTTGTGTACAAATTGTACACTTTTTTTGATGGGTGCAGTGCCTTGGTGTTACCTTTGCAGCACTTTTGAACCAAATTGTATGACTACCATGAAACGAATGCTTAACAGAATGCTGCGCTATGCCGATGCCATTGTGAAACGTGGCGTTGACAAACTGATAGACGCTATCGGACAGAGTCCGGAACCACAAAGTAAAAACGCTGAAACACCCCAACCGCAAAAAAGCATGGGCAACGACACTGACTGTGCACCGCAAACAACTGGCAACACCACGAACCGCGGTCTGACAGAACAAGCCTTCAGCCTTATGGACGAACTATGCGACTTTCGCTATAATGTGCTTGATCGCACGCCCGAAGTGCAACGGCGCGACCAGACGGACAAAGGAGGAGTTCACTGCCGTGGCCCTGAGGCGTGAATTGGTGCAGCTGCAAGTGCCGCGCCGACGCAGCAGCAAGGCTACATTGTACTGCGTGAGGCGCAGAAACTGATGATGTCAGAAGAATGTGGTGCTCGTTGGCGGTGGCGCGGGCGGTGGGAGGTCGAGACCCCAAGGTGTGAAATTTTCCCTTGAAAGGTAGCGGATTTTGGAGGCTATCAGAGACCCCGAAAGACTTCGGGGGTGTGGTGTGGGTGTTTGGTCGGGTGCATTGGGGTCGTTGGATAGTCAGAAACTCCCGAACTTCATGAGTATAAAGGAACTCGGGGGGTGTCGTTTTGTTACTTTTTGAGAACTTAAAAGGTGATTTTGAAGGCTCGGAAACAGCAAAGTGTAAGTTTGGGATTGAGGTAGACATTGCGAAACTCGGAGGGTCGTTTTAGATAGTCCGAGACCTTGGATTTGGGCGCATTGTGAAACTTCGGGGTGCAAATTAGAGCGTGCGGAAACTTGGCATCTATGCACATGGGAAACTTGGAGTGTGCAATCGTGGTATTTGCGAAACTTCGGGGTGTATTTTGTTGTGTGGGTGTGGTGTGTGCATTGGTTTCCTTTTCTTCCTTTTCAATGTGTTCAACCATTTCGGCATTCGTGCGTTTTGGGGACTTTTGTCGGGGCGAAGGAACTCAAACGAGGGTGCTATTTAAGATATGTTTACATATTCCGTTTTGTCGTGGGGGGCGTGGTTTGACGATGTAGGGCGGTCGGGGGGGCTTCCGACGGAGGGGTTAAGGGGAAACCCCTTAACAATCCCCTAAAGACGTCTGTATCAATGCTTTTTTTTTGCTACTACTTAACAAAACGCGGATTTCTTCAAAAATCACGCCCACTTTTAAACTCTCTCGATCGGCACGTAGCTATTGTTTTGACTACCAGAAGTTGGTGGATCAATTCGGCATCAATCTGATTACGGGTGACTCGGACGATGAAGAGGAATAATCTGTGGCATAAAAAATATCATTATTTTTTGGGGGGGTAGAAATATATCTATATATTTGCAAATGCATGTTTAACTACTAATTTTTATGATATGAGAAAGACTCTATTCATGCTTCTTGCTTGTTTGTTTTGCGTCTTTGCACAAGCACAGACTAAGGTAGAGGTCACACTTACAGATGGCAAGGTCGTGAAAGGTACTACCAGAACCTTGTTCTCTGTTGATGATGCAAACTCTATTAAGGTGAAAGACGCCAAGGGGGAAAAGAAAACCTACAAATCCACAGAGGTAAAAAATCTTCGTGTTTACGATGACAAAAGCCAGAAATGGTACACCTTTGAGGCTTCGAAAGCGCAAAAAGCGTTACCCAATGTGTGGAACAAGAATCCGAAACCTTATAGCGACCCTGTGTTTTTGCAGGTAGTTTATGAAGGTAAGAACGTCACGGGATATGTTCACAACATTTCCACGCAGACCAACACTAAGACCCTTCAACTGACAGGTACGGGAGGTATGCTCTACTTCAAGTTGAAGAACGAAGATGTAGCTCGCGCTTTTTGGATGAGTGCGGCGGTTGGTTGGAGAGCAGAACTCAAATTGGTCTTCAAGGATTTTCCTGTAATGAAACCCGTTATCAAGGAACTTGACTCAAAGTCTTTCTATGCAGACCCATTTGCGCTGATCAAAACATTTGATGGACTTTTGGACAAAAAATAAGATTGTCTGAAGGAATAAAGAGCATGGTACGCTCATCTGAAATAGATGATTGTACCATGCTTTTTATGTTCACTTCTGCTCGGAAGAGGAATAGTCAACGGAACTTTTCGTTTATTACAAAAGGCACGGAGCTTTTACCCCGCTTCCGTGTTTTTTTGTGGTACGCTCGGCATGAGCATTAGTTGGCAAGTGGTTGGGGCATTTTGCTCGCAGCAGCTGTGGCTTTGGGATATGGCATTTACAAGACCCTTTCAAAGATGAACGAGATGAGTGCATCAGAGAAAGCGCTTGCAGAAGTCAGACAGAAAGGTCAGGAGGGTATTGTGGAGGAGAAAAACAAAATCGAAGCCTTGATTAAGGTGGCTAAGGATGAAAAGTTGTCGCTTGACGATCGCCAAAAGGCGGTCAATGCGCTGAACAAAATTATCCCGAACTACAATGCGCAGTTGGACGCGACCACGGGTAAATACATGGAGAACAAGAAAGCCTTGGACGACTATCTGAACTCTCTTGCCAAGAAATATGAGTTGGAAGGTGCCAAAGATTTGCTCAAAGAGATTGGCAAGGAGAAGGCGAAACTTGCAATGGAATTGAAAGAGGCTGATGATGCGATTGAGAAGGACAAGCAAATCAATGCTTCATCAAATTTTGTGGGTGGACGTGAAGGACGTGCCATGGACACGGGAGCGGCTACTTATACTGCACATCTGAAAAACAACAACAGGCAAGTGAGGCACAAGGATATGCGCAAGGTGGTTTTACTCCGCAAGGCAGAGTAAATGAAGAAGTAGGCGTAGTTCATGCCGGGGAATGGGTGGCATCGCAAAAGTTGCTCGCATCACCTGTGGCAAGACCTTTGATTAACGCTTTGGACTATGCACAAAGGACTAACACCATCGGATCCTTGCGAGCCGGTGATGTCTCACGAACAATTGTGGGAACAGGTGCGGTGGCTTCGCCTTCACCGCAACCTGTAATTATTCAGACCCCCACGGATAATGTAGCTTCGGCAGCTTTGGCACAGAGTGCAGCTGTACTCAGCCGTTATGAGAGAACCATGTCGCAGTTGAGCAAACGATTGAATGAGCCTTTTGTCACCGTGAACACAGTGACAGGGGACACGGGCATCAAACAGGCGCAAGATGAGTATGATACACTCATGCGCAACAAGTCTCCTAAATCAAAGCGGAAATAAAAGGTATTTATTACCTTTGCAGAAAAAATTAAGAATTATGAGTTTAGTAGATCATGAAGGTTCTGTAGAATATCCATTCTCACAGAATACTGTATTCAAAGCGTTAATGGCTGCGATAAAAAAGTTAGATTCATTCTCACTTGATAGTGCAGATGAACTTTCAGGAAGAGTTGTCCTAAAATCAGGTATAAGTTTGGCAAGTTGGGGAGAAAATATCCCTATTCAACTTGTCTCAATTACCCCAAATAGAACAACTATGAAAGTTATGTCAACGCCCAAAACAGGAATAATGTTTGGCGGTGCTAACGATTTGGGAAAAAATAGACGAAACATAGAAAAGATAATTGCAGCTGTTTCTAAAGAACTATCTAACATGCCTAAAGAGCAAGAAGTTAGTGTAACACCATCTTCTGAGGAGGTTATTGATAGTCTTGTTAAGCTAAAAGGTTTGCTTGATTCTGGTGCAATTAACAAAGATGAATATGAAGAACAAAAGAAGAATCTTTTATCTTCAAAATCTAATAGCACTTCAAGCACTGCCTCTGTACAACAACATGTAGCTAACGAAGATACGAAACCGATAAAAATCGAGAGTAGTAGTTCTGATACTTCTTTGCTTGTATGGCTTACTATTGGAGCAATAGCTATAATTGTAATATCGATGCTGACAGCTTTAGCTTGATAAGGTCTTTTCCTATTATACTATTTATGCGTTACTTTGTTTAATAACATTGTAGCGCATTTTTTATGGAAATCATCATCAACAATAAACAAGCCGTATTGAAGGAAGGCACATCGTTTGACTTCATTGCCGAGAATAGATTGTTTACGGGAAGTGACAGCTATACGCTGACGATTACTTTCCCTTTGCGAGGGTGTGCCCAAAATATAGCGATTTTTGGGCATATCCACCGCGCAGATGTGGCAAAGAACAAGGTGGTGTTCGATTGTGAAATTCGCGATCGTGACTTTTATCGGAGTGGCACCATCACCATTACGGAAATATCAGATGTGGAAGTCAAGACGCAATTTTTGGAGGGACGCAGTGAGCAAAACTTTGATGAGACATTCGACGATATTTATTTGAATGAACTGGATTTGGGTTATCCCACAAGCCGAGTGGCGGTTGCAGGGCATTGCATGGACGATATGCGCCCATACCCTGATAATTTCTGGATCCCGTTGCCCTGGGTGAATAACACCTCGGGGAACATTCAAAATGAAATGGTGTGGAGTGCAGACAAAAATGAATTTATTTGGCCGCATGAAACCAATGCGCAAAAGGGAGCACAGGCTTTGTCGTTTCAGCCATACTTGCTGTATATCCTTTACAGAATATGCAAGCAGGTGGGTTATAAGTGGAATTTCATGGCGTTGGAAAACTCTGCCTTTGTTAATCTCCTTATATGCAACACCTTGCCTGCGGCATGGGGTGCTTATAACTTTGCGCTTGCTTTGCCACATTGGACGCTGACGGAGTTCTTTGAAGAGTTGGAGAAGTTTCTGTTTGGGGATTTCACCATCAACCACAAACAGAAAACGATTTCTTTCAAATTTTCTGATGCCATTGCCACGGAAGCAGATGAGGTTCTGTTGGACAAGGTGGTGGACAGTTATACCACCCAAGTCACGCAGGAGGACAAGTCGGAATACTTGGGTAGCGTGAATGTGAAGTATGAGGACAATGGCAGTTTGCTTTGGGCGTACCATTCGTGTGATTGGTACATTCGCAAATATGGCAAGGATGCCAAGGTTTATGATAAAATGGCAGATTTGTTGGAGGCGGCAAAGTCGCTTAAAATAAGTGGGGTGTACACAAGGCAAACAAGACCGAACGCCAGCAGCACGCAGTATGTGCGTGGCTACAAATATGGCTCTGATGGACACAAATTGTTTTATGTCAAGGAAAACCGCACGTACTTTGTCATGTACTGCTACAAGTCGGAGTTTGTGATGGAGGGTACTTCGGGCTTTTCAGACAAGACGAAAACGAAGTGGTATCGCTATTATAATCGTTTGCTCCCCGTCAATGCCTATGGGGAACGCTTTGCGGACAAGAATGCAGAGGATTTGGAACTGAAAATTGTGCCAGCTTGGATTGAGGGGACGGGGGACAGTCACGGCAATATGCTTTTCATAAATTGTGGCGAGATGGGAAGCAGTGAGAATTGGACACTGACAGAAGATGGGAGCGGTTCTTCAAGTGGTAATCGTACTGATCGTGTGTTTGGCAGTTCAACATCAGCCAACACCATTGACTACGATGCAGGTGATTTGGCGCAAGGTGCGGCAAGCCGTACCATTGCCAAGGGGGAGAACAAGAACACAGACGCTTACTTTGACCAAATATATATGGGCTTTTGGAACGGGGTGCAGTACTTCAAGCCGTATATGCCGCACCCTGTGGTGGATTTTGTGGAAGTCTCAGATGAGTTCCAGGCTTTCGTCACGCCTTTTTCACTTCGCTTGAATGAGGGAATGTGGGAGGAGAAACGCGAAGTGTTATACAAAATAGATGGCAAGAAGAAGTATCAGTTTTCGTTCTTGTCTGATACTTTGCCCAACCCACGTGCCTTATTTTATATAAGGGGAGGCAAGTATGTATGCGAAAAAATAACTGCGACATTCAAGGAGAGTGGAATGTCGCAGCTATTGAAAGGCACGTTTTATCGTGTTTTAGATGATGAATAAAGCTTAGATAATGGCGCCTTGGAGTGCGGTGGCATGGCGCTCGATGGTGGTACGCAAAACCTTTGCGTAAATCTGTGTGGTCCGAATGTCCTCATGTCCGAGCATTCGGGCTACATTTTCGATGGGGACATCATGCGCCAAGGCGAGTGTGGCAAAGCTGTGGCGGGCTACGTGGAAGGTCAAATTCTTCTTGATGCCAAGCTGTGCTTGTATCAAGTGAAGGTAATCATTTGCCTTTTGGTTGGAAATTTTGGGCAAGTTGAAGTCATATTTCTTCAACACTTCCATGGCAGGGGCAAGGATAGGGGTGAAGAACTTTGTATCGGTCTTGATGCGGTTTCCATCAATGAAAACCAAATCACCCTCCTTCACTGTCATGGACTGATAGTCAAAGTTCTGCACATCGCAGAATGCAAGACCTGTGTAAGCGGAGAAGATGAAGAGGTCGCGCACCCGTTCCAACTTTCCATCAAAGGGATAGTCACGCATTTTCTTCAATTCGGGTTCGAGCAGAGGTTGGCGTTCTTTGCTCTTGCCACGGGTAACACTCACAATTTTGTAAGGATTGCGCGGTATTTCGTCCAATCGTGCCAGTTCGCCCACCCATTTCTTCAGGCGTTTGTGGTAGCCATAGATGGTAACGTCACTCCGCTCGCCATTGTGCAGCCATCGGTCAAAGGCAAGAATGTTCTTGGGGGTCAAGTCGCCATACGTCTTTAGTTTACCATACGCGAGTTCGAGATAATATTCTAAAAAGTAAAGAGCAGAAAACCATCCAACCTACAAAGGGTGGCCATAAAATGGTCACCTATCAAAATTATGTAAGTTTATTTTATTGCCAAATTACAAGTTGCCCGTCAGATGGGGGAATCTCATAGTCAAAGTTGACATGAGGCTTGGTAGAAAAGAAGCAATACGCCCCCATTGCAGCCAAAATATTCATAATGAAATTATGCAAACTCAGATGACGAGTATGTACAATTTGAGCTACATTTTTGAGCATATCGTTTACAGATTCAATGACACTTCTTTTGCGTAACATAATCTTATCATAAAGTGGCATGAGTTTCTGTTTCATGTTTGAGCGAAGTCCTGTAACAATATGAACGCCTTTATCCCAAAGTTTTCCAAAAAGAGTCTGAGAAATATAACCTTTATCTGCATACAACTTACCAAAAACCTTGTCAGTCAATGCATTCATAACATTCTCATTGCGATCGTCGACGTTGGCTTTCGTAAGATTAAAGTTTATTATTTCACCTTTTTCGTTGCATAACAGGTGTAGCTTGAAGCCTATGTACCACCCCATGGTGCTTTTACCCTTTGTGGCAATATCCTTGAAAACTTTCATGCTGTAAAAGCGCTTGTTGTGTATAACAGGAATGCACGTACTATCAACAAAACTAATACCTGTGCATTTACCGAACACTGCTAATTTTAAGAACATCGTCATTGCAACGAAACAACGAGGCATAACCTCTATAAAACGATTGTATGAAAAGGTTTTAGGGAATAAATCCTTCCACACTGTTCGTACACAATACAGATAATAGTGCTTAAAATTGCGGTAAGAATTAAAGTGGAAACAAATCAGTATAGTGATGACTTCTGCATCAGACATCATACGCTTGCGGTGCCTTTTGGGCGCATTATCACTATCTGGAAGTACTTTTTTTGCGAATTCTTTCTCAAGTTCTTTGCAAAAGTCGTCTGCGATGCAGAAAATTTCAGTAATTTTGTCCTTGCTAATCATTAGTAATTTGTTTTTTGTTTCACTATAAAGTTACTAATAATCAATGAATTAGCAAAGGGTAAAGCGAACTATTTTGGCTCGTTTTACCCTAATTTTCTACGCAATCCTTATCCCGAACTCGCGTTACCATAGGTCTTGACGGCATCAATCACTACTTGCTTGTGCTTGCGCGTGCCGATTTTAATGTCCTCGGCTGCCAACGCTTGCTCGCAGTAGGCGATGAAATCTTTGTTGGAACTGTCCTTCTGTTCCTCCTCTTCCTCACCAAAGAAGTGGCGGTTGAAGTTTTCAATTGTAGATTCCTCACCGAGAATTTCCATTGTGGTGAGGATCTTTTTGCAATGGTCAATGACCTGCAAAGTGTCGAGTGAACGTGATTTTTCCTCCCATTCTTCAGGAGTGGTGGTGCATACCATTATATATTTACGCACCTTCTTGCCAAGATTTACCACTACATCGAGACAACCACATCCCTTTTTAGCTACTTGCTTTTTTCTGTCGAATACGACTCTTACTGCTGAATCTAACATAGATTTTGCTTTTGTGCAGCAGAATAGCGCAAAAGTGGAAAAGTTTTTTTCAAAAAAGGAAACTTTTTTCTTTCAGCAGTTCGAAAGTCGTGCTTTGGTATCACCATCAAAAAATTGGTATCACCTTGGTATCACTTTTTTGTATCGTAGAGTATCGTTATGTCCTCTTTTGTCCACTTTGGCAAAATATCCCACTGCGAAGTGAAACATTCGCATTCTCAAAATTAGACCACATAACATTACTTTTTCGTATCGCACCATAATGAAATATAGTGTGTATCTGCTTGATAATCAAAACAAAATAAGTGGTATCTACATCAATGTAAATACCACTTATACTTTTTGATTTCTGATTTCCTTAAAAATCACTCAGTGACCTCGTTGGGGTTCGAACCCAAGACCCACGCCTTAGAAGGGCGTTGCTCTAATCCAACTGAGCTACGAGGCCTCCGTTTTCGGTGCAAAGGTAAGGAAAAATTGGAATATAGCAAATAGTTCGTTGCTTTATTTTGAAGGTTGAGCTTGTATGTACAGTCAATCAGAATAATGTGTAAAGCTTAAAACTATATATGCAGATGAAGAAGTAGAAGAGCAAACGTTGTAGCTCATTCTGAATCTTGATCAATCTTCTTACTATTCAAGGAACGAGATAGAGTGGACCACAACCATTTCCGTGTTTGTAGTTCGCACCTTGTTTTATGGCATTGAACAGGAATTGTTTGGCTTGGGCTATGGCATCTTTAAGTTCTAAGCCTTGGGCTTTATATGATGCAATAGCAGAAGATAAAACGCAACCCGTGCCATGTGTGTTATGGCTATTAAGTCTTTCACTTTGAAACTTGTGCAATGCGCCATCAAATAAATAATCAGTGGGTGAGCCTGGAAGGTGTCCGCCTTTAACCATTACAGGTGTGCCTTTTAATTTGTTGTATAAATACTGGGCCAACTCATCGGCAGTAGCATCACCCAATTGGGCAAGATGACGTGCCTCAGGTAAATTGGGCGTTATAAGTTGACATAGCGGCATAAGTTCTTCAAGCATGAACTCGTATGTCTCGTTGTCGACGAAAGATAATCCTGATGACGAAATTAAAACAGGATCGAATATGCAGAACTTTGGCTTGAATTTACGCAGTAATTCTGCTATGGCATGTGCTATAGCCAGGTTGGGCACAATGCCAATCTTTACACATTGGGGCATACAGTCCTCCATGGTAACTGCAGCCTGGTCAAAAACCAATTCAGCGTCAATGGGAATACTGCGTTGCACACCTAATGTATTTTGTACCGTCAAACACGTGGGAACTGCTTGTGCGTAGCAACCAAGCAGAGTCATTGTTTTTATGTCTGCCTGGATACCAGCACCACCGGAGGGGTCGGAACCAGCAATCGTAAGGCATACTTTATATTGTTTCATGTGGTAAAATTGCGCAAAAAATGGTACTTTTGCAAGCAAAAGACAAAAAAATACAAGCTAAAATGATTCAATCAATGACTGGCTTCGGTAAAGCCGATGTCGTTTTTAACGGAAAGAAAATTCACGTAGAGGTTCGATCTTTGAATAGTAAGAGTTTGGATCTTAATACGAGGGTTGCCCCATTGTATCGTGAAAAGGAAATGGAAGTTCGCAGAATTATTGCGACTGCCATAGAACGTGGTAAGGTAGACTTCACAATATGGATTGAAAAGGACGAAACTTCGGCTGCAGGCTGTATAAGCAGCGCCGTGGTGGCAAGCTATGTAGCGCAAATAAAGAATATTTGTGAGGAACAACACATGGAACTCCCGCAAAATTTGTGGGAACTTGTGCTACGTTTGCCAGAAACGACGCAAACTTCTGTGACCGAGACTTTGTCAGACGAAGAATGGCAGGTCGTTCGGGGCGCCATCGATGAAGCTATTGAGCACTTGGTAGACTTCCGGAAGCAAGAAGGAGAAGCGCTTTATAAGAAGTTTACAGAAAAAGTTGACAACATTGAGCGTTATCTTCATGAAATCGAGCCTTTTGAGAAAAATCGTGTTGAGAAAATTCGTCAACGTTTAACAGACCGTTTGGCAGAATTGAAAGGGGTTGACTATGATAAGAATCGCCTGGAACAGGAACTCATCTATTATATTGAGAAGCTTGACATAAGTGAAGAGAAACAGCGCTTGGCCAATCATTTGCGCTATTTCCGTGAAACTATGGACTTGGGGCATGGCCAGGGTAAGAAACTCGGCTTTATTGCCCAAGAAATGGGACGTGAAATCAATACGACAGGTTCGAAGAGCAATCAAGCCGAAATGCAGAATATTGTTGTGAAGATGAAGGACGAGCTCGAGCAAATAAAAGAGCAGGTGTTGAACGTAATGTGATTTTAGAAATATGGCAAAGGTTATTATATTTTCGGCTCCTTCGGGTAGTGGTAAGAGTACAATAATAAACTACTTGATGGCGCAAAATTTGAATTTGCATTTCTCAATTTCGGCCACAAGCCGCCCGCCACGTGGCACAGAAAAAAATGGTGTAGAATATTTCTTTCTTTCACCAGAGGAATTCAAGACGCTTATAGCAAAAGGGGAATTCTTGGAGTATGAGGAGGTCTATAAGGATAGATTCTATGGCACTTTGAAATCGCAAGTGGACGCTCAGCTTGAACGTGGAGAAAATGTCGTATGCGATGTAGACGTGTTGGGCGGACAAAATATAAAAGCATATTACGGGGACAAGGCTTTAAGTTTATTTATTCAACCACCCTCAATAGAGGTGTTGAAGCAGCGTTTAGAATCGCGAGGTACTGATGCCCCTGAGGTTATTAAAGACCGCCTAGCTCGTGCAGAATTCGAACTATCTTATGCAGACAAATTTGACAAAGTTGTTGTTAATGATAATTTGGAAGATGCGCAGAGTGAAGCATTGTCGTTGATAAAGACTTTCTTAGAGAAGTGATCCAATAGATCGATATGTTGCGCAAACGAGTAGCCTTGTTTGGAGGGTCATTTAATCCAATCCACAATGGGCATATAGCACTTGCACATGCCGTATTAGAGCAGAATTTAGTCGATGATGTATGGTTGTTAGTCTCACCACAGAATCCTCTAAAGGAACAGTTAGGGCTTAAACCTGAATATTGTAGATTAAATCTGGCTCGAAAGGCTCTGCAAAATGAAAAGCATATATTGGCAAGTGATTTTGAATTTGATTTGCCTCGTCCATCTTATACATGGAACACATTGCAAGCCTTATCGCTTGCTTATCCACGAACAGAGTTCCTACTTTTGATAGGTGCCGATAATTGGACATGCTTTGATCATTGGGCGAACTACAAACTTATTATTCAGAATTATAGATTGTTGATATATCCGCGTCCTGGATACGATATAAAAGCGGACAGTCTGCCTGTGGGGGTGAGCGTCATAAATGCTACAATGCTGCCTGTAAGTTCTACAATGATAAGGGATTTTGTTGCAAATAAGACCGACATCAGTCCGTTGGTTCCCGCGGAAATCGTAGATGATGTAGTCAATCTGTATAGTAAATAACAAATGTAGGCGTGATCGTGATACTATAGTGCATACGTTCGCGCCAAAAATGTTTTTGATATTTTGTCTGCACTCTACACTAATGAATGTATTGTATTGAAAATCAGCGTATGTGTGAGTGTAGATACAGCTAAGTATTGTCAGCACAACCTTTTGCATTAAATGGTTGTACTTGACAGCGAAACCAGTCATGGGAGTAAGGAAATTCAGTCGGGGTAATTGACATTTCTTGTTCCCATGATTGTTTTTACTTGTTGACGTATCTGTTAGACCATTCTGTTGAATGAATGCAGGCTGGGCTGGGTCGTGCAATGAAATATATAAGACGTGCACACTTCGTATGTTTTTGGTTCCTAATTAGTGTTCGCTGAAAAAAGTTCCAAACGCAATTTGAATAGAATTCGTAGGAGTGGGTAATCCGCCATATTGAACATAAGAACCGCAAACTTTGGCGAATGCAAAGACAAAGTTCCCTAAGGAACTTCATCACGTTTTTGACAAAGTAGCACATACCAGTCCAACATCTCGCAGTTCCTGGCCGTTTTGCTCTTATGTTGTTGGCACGATATTTTCTCTTGCCAGAGTCGAACGAACATTCGACTTCGTTTCTCTCGCTGACGGCCTTTGCCATCTCTACCAAAATCAGGGGGGCTGCTGTTTCGGTGGTCGTCCCAATCGTTTGCTGTAAGTCTTGATTTCCTGTTCCTTGGTGAGCATCCCATAGGCCCTATTGTATAAAACAAATAAGCCAAAGTCCTGATAGATTGACTTTGGCTTATTTGTTTTATACAACACGGCCCGCATGGGATGCTTACAGAACCCCAAGAAACCAAATCGAACAGTACGTTTCCATCTATCTTAAAATCTCTGATATGGCGGTCATTCTTGGCATATCGGCAACCCAGCTTCGCGAGGATATTGCCGACAAAAGCACGGAGGTATCAAGGCGATACCACCGTGGCAAGGCGGCTTCACGTGTGAAACTGCTGCACCAGGAGATGCAGCTGGCTTATGTGGGCAGTTCGCTGGCACTTGAGAATACACGCAACAATTTGTTGGACATGGAGGACGATGAATGATTTGCCATCAACAAAATTTGCTTACTTCGGTCGGTGTAAGCACTTACCTCGACCGAAGTAAACACGTTGAACGAACGAAGTAAGCATGTACATCGTTCGAGGTAAGATAACTTTATCCGCATTATTAAATAAGTTTGCCGAATATTGTAGAGATTGCCAAGGCGGATCTCTACACGAACAAAGAGGAACTTGCTGAAAAATACGCGCAATCGCACGTGGAGCACCTGCTTCGATTGCGCGACATGGTCACTTGGTCTATTGCTAATCCCGATGCCAAAGACCGCCAATTCGTGGACGAGGAGCGAATCCGTTACGGGTTGTCGCTCGTTACTGCGTATGCGGACTTGAAAATCGTGAAAGCCATTCTGCCCAATATGGGCGAGGCTTCACGTGATTTTCATCGATGGCGCTACAACGAGATGATCCTTGAAACGTACCAGATGGCGAAGAAACGCAAGGACACAAAGACGATGGGAAAGGCGGCTACAAGCTATGCTAAATTTAACCGCATTGACATCGAGGACGAGCAGAGTGTGCCGTACCACATGATTGTGGTGCAGCCTTTCTTTCCCACCACCGACCCGCGTGTGGTGGGCATCACTTACGCCAAAAACTTTCCAAACTTCTATTCTCTGCCAGAAGATTGGCATCTCGCACGATGGCTTTTACTCTTCTATGCAGGAGTTGCACAAGTATGATGCTTCGGATTTTTCCTACTTGGATAGTTTGGGCTATGACCGCATTATTGAGGAAGCGCAGCAGGAGCGATATTCCATACGCTCGCTGAGCAACTTTTCTACATTGCACTCCTCCTTGGATTGCCGCACTGATGCGGATCTCGACCCGATGGCTCCGCTTTGTATTGGCATGGACTACAATGCCAATATCAACTGGATTGTGTGCGGTCAGCCTCGCGGCAACCGCCTAAATGTGCTCAAATTTTTCTACGTAAAATTTGAGCGCAAAATTCCTGCGCTCATTGCAGACTTCTGCACATACTATGCGCCCCATGCCAATCACAGTGTCATCTATTACTATGATGCCACCGCTCTTGGCTCAAACTATGCCGTGAACGATCAAGACTTTCACTGGGTAGTGGTGCATGAGTTTGAACGCCACGGTTGGAGTGTGCAAGATGTGTATCTATGCAACCCGATGCGACATGATGAGAAGTACTTGCTCATCAATCAAGGATTTTCAGGCAAGCAACGCTTGATGCCGTACTTCAATCGCCAGAACAATGATGATCTTATTCTTGCCATACAATCGGCAGATGTGGAACGCGGTCGCAATGGCTTCCGCAAAAACAAGTCCACGGAGAAAAATCCAGAATCAGAGGAGGACTTGTTGGAGCATCGCACCGATGGCACAGATGCTTTTGATACGCTGTATATTGGGTGTGAAAAGTTCCCGCAGCATGATTTTTATGGCGGATTTGTGGGAGGTGTGAGATAA